AGTTGTATATCAGAAGTAAATGAATTAATGTTGTCAGAATCCATTCATTCCGGATTATTTGATAATCTTGAGTTTGGAGAAATAGTAGCTTTTATATGTTGTTTTTTAAATGAAAAAGACCAAAATAATAAAGATATATATTTATCTACAATAAATGTACCTGATATTTTAAAAATATCTATTGATGAATTAATAAATATATGTGACCATTATGAATATCAAGAATCTAATTTTAATATACAAATTAAGACAGATTTTAATGTATATTTAGATTTTGTGGAACCTGTATATGTATGGGCAAATGGTGGAACTATGCAAGATATTTTTAATATTACATCAGTATATGAAGGCAATTTTGTTAAATTAATGCTAAGAATCAATAATATCTTAATGAATGTAAAAGATTTATTTAGTTATTTAAATAAATTTGAATTATTAAAAAAAATAGAAAATTTCGAAGAAAAATTATTAAGAGATGAAGTAAGTGTTCAATCTATTTATATTGATGGATTATAATAAATAACAATATTTTTTAAAATTATTTTTTTTAGCTTAAAGAATAAATAACAATTATTAATTGTTATGGAAAATTCTATTAAAAAGGTGAATAGATGTATAGCTTATAATAAGAATAATAAAAAATGTAGAGCAAAAATAATGAACAATGATTTTTTTTGCTGTGAAGCACATAAACCATTAAATTATGAATTAATAGAAGGATGTTTTATATGTAATGAAAAAATAGAAAGTATTAATGAAATATATTATTTTAAATGTAAGCATATTATACATAAAGTATGTTATGATGAATGGTTAAATAATCATTCAAATTATGATAAGTCAATATGTATGATATGTAGAAATGAAGTATTAAAAAAACCAGAAAAAAAAACAAAATTTAGAGAAAATGGAGTATTAAATAAAGTAGAATATAAAAAAATGCATCATATATTTGATACATTTAATTATTTTAGTTATAAAAATAATATAATACACTCTCCAAATGATTATCATATAAATAGTGATGGTAATCTAGTATATAATATTAATACAGAATGTATTTATTTATAAATTATCTATATATTATTCATAATTTTAGATAATTAGTGAAAATTAGAAATATAATATCTTTAATAAATAAATAAATATATATAAAAAAAAAATAACAAATAAATGAATGGAAGAATTAATAAATTTCAATTTACAAAATAAATGGTGTTTATATTATCATGCATTAAATTCAAAGGATTGGACAATAGAAAGTTATCAAAAAATAATGGAAATAAAAAAATATCATGATTTATGTTTTATGTTAAATAAAATAGATAATATAAATTGTGGAATGTTTTTTTTAATGAAAGAAGATATAAGACCGACATATGAGGATAATAAAAATATTAATGGAGGTTATTGGTCATTAAGAATTAGTAAAAAGGAAACAAATGAATCATGGAAAAAAATAATATATTATTTAGTAATCGAAGGTATTATGGAAAATAATGAAAATGAAAATTTAATTAATGGAATATCAATTGGACCTAAAATAAACAATTGTATATTTAAAATATGGAATGGTAATTTTAAGAAACTTAATAATAATTCATTAAGAAGTGATTTAGATATTTTTGTAAATAATGACATTTATTATTTAGAACATAAAGAATAAATAAATTTTCAAATAAATAAATTTTTTAATAAAAATATTAATATAAATTATAAAAATTATATTAATAATTATTATATGTGTTATAGTTCTGAATCATCAATAACATCATTTATAATAGGATTTACATCATGTATATATTTACTTTATTCTAAAAATAACACAAATAAGCATATTGGATTATATATGTTAAGTGTAGTTTTCATGCAGTTTTTAGAATTTTTAATGTGGATAGACCAAAAATGCGGTTTTTTAAATAGTATTGCTTCACGTTCAACAAGACTAGTATTAATATTGCAAATATATACAATATTTTTAGGAGGTTATTTATATAATACATTAATTATTCCTAAAAACATTTTAAAATTAATATTAATTCCATTGAGTATATATACAATAATAGTCGGATTTAGTCCTTATTTTGATAAAAGAAAATGGTGTTCTAAACCGAATGAAGACAAAAGTTTGCAATGGTCTTATCAAAATGAAATACCAGATTTTATATCTTATATTTATTTTACAATTTTTATTATTAGTCCATTTTTAGTAAAAGATTTATGGAAAGGAATTTTAATTTTTATTATTGGGGCATTATCTTTTTATATAAATCAATATAAAAATTATTCAACAAGAAATTCAAGATGGTGTTATTATGCTGCTTTTGTACCAGTACTTTTTGCATTATTAAATTATTTTAAATATTAAAATATTAAAAAATAAATCTCAATTTATATTATGGAAGAAAAAGTATATAATGAAGGATTAAGAAGATTAGACAAAAATATTAAATTATTAAAACAAATTAAAACAAATATAAAACAAATTGATAAAAAATATAAAAATAATTTTATACATGTATCACAAACAAAATTAACATTAGATAATTTATTTAATACAAATAATCAAAAAGAAACAAGATATGGTGGAAATAATTATGTATATTTTAATCCAGAAGGATTATGGATATCATGTGGTTCAAGTTGGTATAAATATTTAGTATCAGAAAATGAATATTTTATGGATTGGTTAAATTTTAAATATACATATGATATTGAAATAGATAAAACAAATGTTCTTCATATAAAAACATTAAAAGGATTAATTAAATTTCATTATAAATATATTAATAAAAATGATTATCATATATTAAATTGGAATAAAATAAAAGATAAATATGATGGATTAATTATATGTCCATTTTTAGGTTATAAAATTTGGAAAAAATATCAACCAGATTTACATATTCATAAAAATACAACAAAATATATTAATCAATCAATTGGAAAAAATTTAAAAAAATACCCATCTTTTTTCTTAGAATGGTATAGACATTGGGAAGCAGGTACAGGTGTTATTTGGAAAAAAAATGCTGTAAAAAAATTTAATTTAATAAAATTTAATAAAATTTAAAGAAAAATAGATTAGATTTAAATTAAAATGAAATTTTTAACCTTCAATTTTAGGAGCCAATGCAAGTTTTAAAGACCCTAAAGAACCAACAGTAAATTTAATAACAATTGGAAAATTATTTTTCATATACATTTCAATAGAGTTACATAAGTTAGTGCATTTAGTAAATAATACTAAGTGTTTCAAATTATAATAACCTTGAATAATATTTTCATCACCACAAGATTTAACAAAAGTCAAACCACTATCGGTTTCACCCATAATAGTTTCTTGAGTAGCAAAATCACCTTTACAAGAAAATATTAATTGACTTCCAACACTTTTAATTTCAATAATATCAGTTAAATTACTCATATCCCTACAAATTTTATTAAATTCATTACTTGGCATAGTAATAATAGATTCAAATTGAGCAGGCGGAATTTGATAAGATGTTTCATCAACTTCAATCAAATTTAAATAATAAGTTGTTAATGTATTTTTTTCTCCATTTTCAATACGAATTCCTAATTGATTAATATTATTTTCTTCAATAAATAAAGTTAGTGCATCATTATTAGTAAGTGTTCTTAATAACTTAAATAAATTTAATACATTAATACCTATAAACATTCTTTTTGAACAATGAAAATATTCAAAGTTTTCTTTTTCTAATTTTAAATGAACTAAAATAGTATTAGATGGGTCTAATGTAATAATTTTTAGACCATGTTCATTCCATTCAATATTAGCATCAGTTAAAATTTCTTTTAATGCTTCATTACATTGTTTAATAGCATTGGTTTGAACAGTTTTAGCTTCGACAATTTTTTTTGACATTTTATAATTATAAGACGCGTTTAATCTTTAAGTTTATTTTATATTATTTGAACGCATTTATTATATTAAATATTAAATAAGGTTTTAAATATTTATTTAAGTAAAAAATTAATTATGAATAAAATATTGATTAATGTTAAGTATAATAATTAAAATGGATATAAATAGTGTAATAGGAAACATTATTTATTACATATTGGAATATCATTATTTTTAATTATTCTAATTTATGTAACAAATAATAAAAAAAATTTATTTATCATATTAATCATATTTATAATTGTTTTGGTCACATGGATATTATTTAATACATGTATAATACAACCAATAGAACAATTTTTTTCAAAAAAATGAAAAAGAAGAATATAATTATATATTTTTCTTAAAATATTTTAATGTAAATAATAAATTCAAAAAAATATAGTCTGTTCTATATTTATTATAACTTTTATAATAATGACAAAAATATACATATTAAATCCATCCACTAATGAATAATTATAAAATAACTTCAAATTCTTCATTATTTAGTAATTCCAATTTCATTGAATGATTTTTAAGAAATTTCATATAATATTTTCCAAAATCATTTAACACACCAATAATTTTAGTCATCATTTCTTTATCATAAGTACATTCAATAATATTAATATCAATACCTTCACTTTTCTTAAATGCTTCAACTAAAAATCCCTTTTCAGCTTTAAATAAATGTAAATAACACATTAATTGAACTTTTTCATAACCACGTAATTCATAAAATAATTTATTCATTCTATTTTTAATTTCAATAATTGTACCATCTTTTTTATTCATTCCATCAATTTTCCCACCCAATATTATAGAAAATTTATTTTTTTTATCTTCAATAATTTTTTGTTTAACAAATAAATTATCTTTTGTAATTTGACAATTCATCATTTCTTCATAAATTTTACAAACATCTGTTTCATTTTTTACTCCAAATCTTGTATTTGATAAATTTAAAATAGAATCAGTAATTTCTTTTTTATCTTTTTCATTTAAATTTTTCACTTTTTCTAATAATTCTTTTTTATTTTTATCTAATTCTACAGCATTTTTTGAATTATAACATTTATGTAAATCAGCACTTAATTCTAAATTATTTTTCTTAGATATATTTTGAAAAACTGTTTTATGATCTTTTAATTCAAATCTAGTTAAATCTTTATATTTTTCATAATCTTCAGCATTCGTTTTTTTCCAAAAATTAATTAAATAATCTCTTTTTGATTGATAAATATTATGTCCCGTTAATATTGAAATTTGACTAATTGTTAATACTAATTCCATTTTTAATTATATTAAATCTTAATTGTTATTTAAATTATAAATCAATTTTAAATATTTTTTAAAAAAATTTTAAAAATTTAAATTTTAAATAATTTAAATTTTAAATAATTTAAATTATAATAAAAAAAATATACTATATGCTATATACTATATAAATTTTTTAAATAAAAATAAAGTTAAATATTTTCATCATGTTCAATCATATTTTCTAATTCTTTTTCATCCATAAAATCTAATATAGATATTTTTATAATATTATGATAATTTTCCTTAAATATATTATTTATGAATTTATAAGCATCATCAATTTGTGTTTTTAAATACCCTCCTGTAATAATGACAGAACCACTTTTAAATATAGATATTGTAATTTTTTTACATAATACATGTTTTTCACTTTTACTTTTTTTTTTCTTTCCAGAACATTTTATAGGACAACTACAACAACCATCTTGTATTTTTTTAGTAGTATTCCAAAAAAATCCTATCATTAAACCTCTATAAACCGCAGGATTAAATTTAATAAATCTATCTTTTTCAGATTGATTCATAATATCTAATAATTTTAGTAAATCAATTTTAAAATGTGTATTAAAATCACTATTTATCATTGTTATTTTAAAATCAGAAACACATGCTTTTTGAATAAGTTCAATATTATTATCCAAACTATTATTTTCTTCATCTAAAAATACATTTTCCAGTTTTTTTAATTCTTCTAATAAATAAACACATGCAGTGAAACCATCTTCTTCTTCTTTAGCTCCTGTTAATGTAATTTGACCGTTATTAAATAATTTAATATTTACACATTTTCTATGTAATTCACCTTTTACTATAATCGAACAACTATTGTAAAAATTTTCATTTTCCTTTTTATTTTTTTGTCTTCCTTGTTTTTTTAATGAATTAGTTTCTAATAAATGTAAATTATTATACATTAATAAACAATCTTCATAATTATTTGTTTCAATAACATTTCCTAAAAATTTAATATATGTCTTTTTAAATTTTTTTGTATATATATCATCAAAGCGTAATACTAAATTTTCAATAACTAAACCCTGAATTAAATAATTATTATTTTTCTTAAAAATAAAATTATTAATTATGTTTTTAGCAACACTTATAACTACTCCCGATAAATTAATATTATTTATATTTTTGAATTTACACCATCCAGATTGTGTTGATATTACATAATTCGTTGGTTCAGGTATTTTTTTATTTTCTTTATTTTTTACAAAATCCATAAAATTCTGTAAATTTTCATCTATTTCAAAATCATCATTATTTTCATCTTTGTTTATATTAAAATCTTCATTTTTAATATTATATTTAGCATCATTAATTTCATTAATATCATCAAAAATATGATTTTTAGATTTAATTAATTCTGTCATAACATATATAATTGAATTAAAGTCTTTAAATACTAATTATTCATTTTTTTATATTTTTTTAAAAAAATATAAATTAAATAAATTAAATAAATTAAATAAATAAAAAAATAAAAATTAAATAAATTAAATAAATTAAATAAATAAAAAAATAAATAAATAAAAAAATAAATAAATGTTTTTTATTATTGAATATATTACAATTGAATATATTACAATTGAATTAGTTAAATTAGAAATAATTATTTTAACAATATTTTCTATGTTAAATTAAATTTAAATTATTCTAAATCACTTAACATTTCTGATTTTTCATCTTTTAAATAGCATTTAGCACGTGCATAGCCAGGCATACAATCGTATCCATGAATATCAGCATAAATATCTTCCTCTTCAGTTTCGTTTAAAGGACTCATCATAGTTTTACAATCTTGTAAAAAATTATAATTTTCCATGTTTTGACAATCTGTAAATTTGTCACTTTCATTAATATCTCTTCCTGGTAAAATTCTATTAATTTCTTTATTAGACCTTAAATTACATATTGCTCTGCTTTTTAAAGGATTACTTGTTCCATCATTATTATAGCAATCGCCTTCTTTACCTTTTAAAATTACTTGTGCACCAGCAGATTTATTATAATAACCATTTTGTTTTAAATTAGCTTTCATTTGTACTGGCATATATGAATTGCACATTGTATCCATGTCTAATGTATGATTAATACAACCTGTACTATATGTACCTTCATCGCTATAATCAACTCCATTAAATGTCATATTCGCACATGTTAATTTATATTTTTTTTTTGATGTATCAGAAGGATATGTACAATCTTGTAAAGTTCCTACACCATAATCTTTACTATTATTAGTATCTACACAAACAGCTCCATAATCAATATTTTTATTAATACAAGAATTAGGATTAGCAAAACTTTCTACTACTTTTAAATTCATTTGATTATTAAGAAAATAAGAATGAATCATTAAAAAAATAAATAATAATATAATTGTAATTAATAAAATAGAATTATATTTCATCTAATATTGTAAAAGATATTAATTTTTATTTAAATAAATAATTAATAACTCCATTGAGTATCATTAAATGGAGAAATTACATCAGTTGATAATTTTTGATTAGCACTACTATTTTTATTCATTTTACAGAACTCCTTAGGACCACAATAAGCTGATTTAGGTTTAATAACTTGTCCTTCTGGTTTTTTTCCATAACAATTTACACCAAAACGCAATTCAGGGTTTGAAAAATAACCACCATTTAACCCTGGTTTTCCGCAATATTTATCTGAATTTTCTAAAAATTCATCTTCTTCCATTAAACTATCATAATAACATTTCTGAACAGGATAAAAAGCATTTTGACCCTCGGTCCATCCATAAGAACACCAATTAGCTCCATTATTATAAGCATTTGTTACTTCATTTTTAGTAGCTAATCTTGCTCCATAAGATGAACATTTACATTTACTTTGTTCATAACTATAATCTTGATTTGATATATGGAAAACTTGGTCTTTTTCAAAAAATCCTCCCATTTTTTCAGTAGTTTTCTTAGGTTTTTCTACTTTAATAATTGGTTTAGGAATGGGTTTTTCATAAACTAAACAAACTTCTTTATTAGTACTAAATAAATAATCTTTAAAACTTCTTTTTTCAAAACATTGAATATTTGAATAATTATAATAATTAACACCTACATAAATAATAAATAAAATAACTAATATAACAAAGCAAATAATTAAAATTTTTGTAATATCAAGACCGCCTTTTTTAGAAGAATTCATATTAGAATTTGATTTCGATGTATTTAATGAATAAGACATATATATTAATATAATTTTTTTTTTATTTATTAATTCTAAATTTATTTACATTTAATTACATTTATTTACATTTAGATCTGCATGTAGATCTGCATTTTCATTATTTCTTTTTTTTATATAACAATATGTAAGCATTAGTAAATATTCTATTTTTATTTGTTTCTATATCAAATTCACTTATTTCATCATCATTCATTAAAAACCATTTATTATTATTTTTAATAATTGAATAATAATGACCAAAATTCATAGTCCCATTATGACATATAATTCCAATTAAATTATATAAACATTTATAATTATCATATCCTAAACAATATTTACTAAAATCTAAATTCTTAATTGGAAATGAATAATAATGATTATTTTTTTTTAAAGCATTATTATATTTTTTTAAAGTAATAAATAAATATTTAGGAGAATTTACTATTTTTACGCTTTTACAAACTTTATATTTTTTATTTGTTTTATCATCAAATAAACCAGAATCAAGATTTTCATTTTTAAAAAATAAGTCTAAATTTTCAACTAAATTATTTCCCGAAAATTCCAATGTTAAGTTATTAAAATGCTCATATTTTTTAGATATTATTTTATTCATACTATCATTTTCAACTGATTTATATACATTATAAAACATACCATAAAATAAATCATTTACTATTGAATACTTTGAATTTAAAATGTTAGATAACTCTTTAATAGATTCAATAACTATTAAATCTGTTTCATTTTGAGGATTTCCTTGATAATTAACATCAACCTCATAATTTAATATTTCATGTATAATGTCCATGATTATTAATAAAATTTCCTGGCTATCATGTTGGTTAAAACCTTCAAAATCACTATTTATATTTTGTATGGATTTTAATAATTTTTGTGGTGTCAATGTTTTTTGATTATTATTGTTATAATCATTCATTAATGAATATAAATTTTGTATAAAATGTACATTATTTTTAATATTTTTATTTTTAAAATTATTTTTTTTAATATTTACATTTAATTCTTCTAAAAATTTTTTACTTATGAAATATTCTTTTAATTCATTAATGTTAAATAATAATTGTAGTACGGAATTCAAATAACAAGTATTTCCTAAATTTATAAATCCATTTATTTGAGCCATAATTATATTTAATCATTTATTTTTAAATAAAAAATTGATACTAATTATTAAAATATATTATAATTAAACTCGTTAATGAAATAAGGAAAATGGGATTTAGAATGCCTATGAGTACTAGCGGAAAACCGCTTGATGCTTACGAGAAGAATAAAAACAACGGAGGATTTGCAGCGTTGATGCTCAATCTAAGTAAAAAAAAAAAATAGTTATTAATAATTAAATAATTTTAAAAAAAATAAAAAAAGTGATTTATAGTCACTTTTATAATAAATAATAAGGTATGTTAAGAACTAATTTACTTAAACGAAATATTAACAATAAAAAAGATTTGTTCTTTCAAATTATTGACTGGACGTCAAATGATATTTATAAAACAATAAATAATGATGAAGATGATGAAGATGATGAAAATGAAGAAAAAAAGAAATATAATAAAAAACGTCGATTAGTTATAAGAGGATATGGAGTCACAAAAGAAGGATATTCTTTAAGCATACATATATTCAATTTTAAGCCCTATTTTTACATAAAAATTCCAGAAGAATGGGAATTAAAAGATTTTAAATATTTTAAAGCAGAAATACTAAAAAATGTACAAGATTATAATCACGAAGGATTAGATGAATGTAAAATGATACAAAAAAAAGAATTTTATGGATTCAATAATAATAAATTATTTAAGTACGCATTATTTAAGTTTAAAAGCCAAAGTTCATATTATGGATTCTTAAAAGTTTTTAGAGAAAAAACGATTAATATACAGCGTTTAAACCAAGAATTTGATTTTTCAAAAAAGATATACGAGTCAAAAGTAAATTCAGTTATTCGATTTTTTCATAATAATAACATTGACCCATCAGGTTGGTTAAAAATCAATAAAGGTGCGTACATAATTAATAATCCTTCAAAAACAAGAAGTCAATTTGATATTTCCGTTGATTGTGCGCAAGTTTTAAAGGAAGATTTAAAAATAACACCTAAAATTTTAGTAGCATCATTTGATATTGAATGTACAAGTTGTGATGGAGCATTTCCTAAATTTAGTCGTCCTGAAGATAGAATTATTCAAATTGGAACAACTGTTTATATTTATGGAGATACTGAATGTTCATTAAAATATATATGTACATTAAAAGATTGTGACCCTATTGATAGAGTCATGTTAGAATGTTATAAAACAGAAAGAGACTTATTAATTGGTTGGGCAAAATTTATTGAAAAATTAGATCCGGACATAATGACAGGTTACAATATATGGGGGTTTGATTGGGAATACATTTATGAGCGTATTAAAATGGAAAATTGTTGTTCTCAAGTATTTCGTCATTTAAATCGTATGAAAGATAAAGAATACAAAGAAGAATTAACAGTCCAGGATTTATCATCAAGTGCTTTAGGGCAAAATATTTTAAAATTCATTAATATTGAAGGTATTATTCAAATTGATTTATTGAAGGTTGTACAACGTGACCATAAATTAGATTCATATAAATTGGATAATGTTTCCAAAGTATTTATGAATAATCAAAAGGAAGATTTATCACCTAAACAATTATTTGAAAATTACAGAATTGGCAGTTCATCAAAAATTAGAGAAATCGCAGTTTATTGTGTAAAGGATTGTATATTAGTAAATGAATTAATCAATAAATTACAAGTAATTACAAATAATATGGGTATGTCGAATGTATGTATTGTACCTTTTTCCTATTTATTTACACGTGGTCAAGGAATCAAGATTTTCTCATTAGTGGCTAAGTTTTGTAATGATGAAGATTTCATTATTAAAGATTTAAGCTCAGATGATATTGACACAAATTCATATGAAGGAGCTATTGTATTTGTTCCAACACCAGGAGTATATTTTGAACCTGTTGTTGTTATGGATTATAATTCTTTGTATCCATCATCAATGATTGCGGAAAATATATCACATGATTCAATATTAGGATATAAAGAATATAGGTTGATAGAAAAGAAAAATGAAAAACAAAATCAGATTATTAATAAAACAATAAATTCAACAATAATTAATCAAGAAAACGAATATGAATTAATAAGTGATACAATAAGACATGAATATGAAGATTTAGAAGGATATCATTATATAGATATTGAATATGATACATTTCAAGGAATAGATAATGATAAACGTAAAGTTGGATATAAAGTATGTAGATTTGCTGAAAGAGATGACGGAGAAAAATCAGTATTACCACGTATTTTAAGAAAACTATTAACAGCGCGTAAAGATACAAGAAAAATAATGAAATATAAAACAGTTCAATTAAATGATGGTGAAACATATTCAGGATTATTGGAAGAAAAAGACAATATTTATCAAGTAAATAATTTAGAATTAGGAATAAAAACATTTGACAAATCTATTGTTGAAAAAATAAAAACAACCAATAATGAATTTCAAATAGCTGTTTTAGACGGTCTTCAATTAGCTTATAAGGTGACATGTAATTCATTATATGGACAAGTAGGTGCTTCAACAAGTCCTATTTGTTATAAAGAATTAGCAGCTTGTACGACAGCAATAGGCAGAAAAATGGTTATTACTGCCCGTGATTTAACATTAGAAAAATTTGAAGGTTCAAAATTAACATATGGTGATAGTGTAGCTTATTACACACCCATTTATATTAAAATAAATAATCAAGTTATATTAACAACTATAGAAGATTTAAGTAAAAGATTTACAACAGAAAAATGGCAACAATGTACAAATCCTGGAAAAGAATCAAAAGAATATTTTGAATTAACAAATATAGAACAAGAACAAGATTTTAATTATGATATTCAAACATGGACTGAAAAAGGATGGACAAAACTATACAGAATCATTAGACATAAATTAAATTCATCAAAGAAAATGTATCGTATAATATCTCCCTCTGGAATAGTAGATGTTACTGATGACCATTCATTATTAGATATAAATGGAGCATCTATTTCTCCTGAAGAAATATTAAAATCAATTAATACAAAACAAAACCAAGTTCAATTATTAAATAAATATATGAATGAGGAAATAAGTAATAAAGAAGAAATTAAAAATAAAAATAAAAATAATAATTCATTAAATAATCAAATAGATTCAGCATTAGTATATCATGAATTATATAAAAATAATAATAAATCAATAATAAATTATAAAAATGATAATTATGAAATAAATCAACAAAATCAACAACATATTCAAATATTAGATATAACACAAGAATATGAAAACAATCAATTTGTGTATGATTTAACAACAGAAAACCATCATTTTGCAGCGGGAATAGGTAATTTAATAGTACATAATACAGATTCAATTTTTGTTAATTTTAGTGATACAATTAAGCTTCGAAATCCAGGAAAAGAATTAACAGAAAAAAATTTGTTAGCTGAATCAATTGTAATAGGAGAAGAAGCAGCAGCACATATTAATAGACATATGAAAGCACCGCAAAATATAGAATATGAAAAAACATTTTGGCCTTTTTGTATTTTTTCAAAAAAGCGTTATTTCGGAAATAAATATGAATTTGATTTAGATAAATACAAACAAACATCTATGGGTATTGTATTAAAGAGACGAGATAATGCTCCTATTGTTAAAACGATTTATGGTGGTGTTATTGATATTATATTAAACAAAAGAAATGTAGAAGATTCAAAATTATATTTTAAAAAAGCAGTAAAAGATTTATTAGATGGTAATGTTGATATATCACAATTGGTTATAAGTAAAACTGTAAGAACAGATTATTCAAATCCAACGTTAATAGCTCATAAAGTATTGGCAGACCGAATGGGAGAAAGAGATCCAGGAAATAAACCACAATCAAATGATAGAATTCCATATTGTTTTATTGAAAGTTCAAACTTAAAATGTAAAATATGTGATTCAAAAGTAAATCCTGATAAGTGTAAATGTACTACTTGTATGGGAATATTTTGCTATTATCATTTGAATAACCATACTCAATCATGCAAACAAATATGTAGATTTTGTCGAACTGAAGAAAAATTAGAAAGATGTAATACATGTACTGGATATTATTGCAAGCCTTGTTTTAAAAAGCATCAATTAAGAACAGATAAATACAAAGTACAACATAATGATAAATGTAAAAAACAATTAGCATCAAAATTATTACAAGGAGATACAATAGAAAATCCGCAATATATAAATGAAAAAAAATTAAAGATAGATTATAATTATTATTTAACAAATCAAATAGAAAAACCTGTATTTCAGATATTTGAACTTGTTATGAAAAATCCTGCTAAAATTATTGAAGATGCTGTAAGAGAACAGAAAAATAAAAAAAGTGGAAATGCATCTATTAAGCAATGGTTTTCAGCAATGAATAAGACAACTTCAAGTACAACTTCAAGTACAACTTCAAGTACAACTTCAAGTACAACTTTAAGTACAAAAGCAGAATCAAATGAAACAAAAATAACAGAAACAGAAAATATAGAAACAAGTATATTAAAAAAGAAAATAGATTATAATGA